AATAAAATTTATATTAAAATTAATAATATTGAAACATCTTTTCAAAAATTTGGAATTGAAGGTCTTGGTGTTGAATGTATATGTTTAGCAAAAATTGAAAATGATACGTTGTCAATAATGAATAGTGAATGCCCATTTAAATATATTAAATTATTATTACATGAAAAATTGAAAATTGGTGATGTGTTTGAGATGCCTTTAAAAAATATATTAAAAGATAATGGATAAAATAAATATTAATGATTTAGATAGAAATTTTATATATGTCAGTGATGGGACTTGGTTTGATAAAGATTCAATTTGCTTTCTTGAACACAATTTAAAAACTGGTGATGGTATATTTAGAGGTAATGTTAGTGATAATGATAAATTGTTGGATGGTGAATTATGTCAATTTAATGAATTTGATGTGTATACACCTGAAGGTCATAAAATTGAGGTTGTGTATTAATAAGGAGAATAATAATGAATAAATATATATTTGCTCATGATATGTGTGGATTTGGTTTTATTAAAGGACCATATGTACATATTAAACATTTTTTAAATGTTGATTTAATTGAAGCTGATAATCGAAAAGATGCTGCATTACAATGGAGAAGTAAAGGAAATCGAGGTATATGTATTGTTAAATTAGAAAATAATATAATAACAGTATTTCATCCTGATTGTACAATATCACATTTACATTTACTTTGTGAGAATATGAATTGTGAAATAAAATATGATATTCAAGAATATACTAAAATTAAAAATTATAATATTGAACCACACATGAAAATGTATTGTTTATATCCAAACATATGGGGTGACTTTGCTTTTGTAATGTCTGATTCTAAAGAAAATGCATTAAAAGCTATAATTAAAAAAATGAAAAAAGAAGATAATGAATTTGATAGTTTTTATAAAGATGATATAACTGTTGATAATCTACCAGATGAATATGAAATAAAACAATATGACATTGATGAAGTTTATATTGGAGAATTTTCTTAATTATGAATAAATATAATATTGGTAGACAAAATAATATTAAATATAAAAAATTGAAATAAGGAGATAATTGAATGGATAATATTAGCACTCTTCCAACATCTGAAATGGAAGTATTTAAAGAACAATTAAAAAATCCAAATAAAGATTATAAAGATGTAAAGCAAAAGAATAATGCTATTGCGAAGATTCAAAAGCATATAGTTATAAGCGTCATTAGTGACGTCACAGGCTGTGGGCATATTAGAAATATTTTTCCTATGAATTATCTTAATTCAGTATTTGGTAAGACAGGAAGGTTTAATTTATTACTAACACCTCCTGGGATGTTCATATTTCAACCAGAAATATTACAAAGAACAAGAAGTATATTTTTACAAAGGGTAATGGCACCTCAACAGGTTCATGCAATTCATCAATATAAAGAACTTCAAAAAAAGTTTCAATTTAAATTAATTTACGACATAGATGATTTTATTTGGAAAGGAGAAGAGACAGGAGAGGACATCCCAGAATATAATTTTGGAAGAAAGACTATATCACCAGAAGTCCAGAAAGCATCCATAGAGATAATGAAGTTAATGGATGTAGTTTGTGTGTCTACACAATTTTTGGGTGATTATATAGCTTCTAAGGGCATCTTAAAAGACAAAATTAAAGTTGTACATAACACAGTGTCTCAAGCATTTTGGGGAAGTGCTCGAAAACAACCAATTACTAAACGAATAACAAAACCTAAAGTAATATGGAGTGCATCACCAACACATTGGAGTGATGAACATAGAATGGCTGGTGATATGGATAATGCATGGCAAGAATGGGTTATTAATTCTGTAATAGATGGAAAAATTGATTTTTATCAGATGGGTGGATTGCCTTGGTTCTTTCAACCAATAAAAGATAAAATTACAGTTGTTCCTTGGTTACATTCATATCAATATCATTTAGCAATTTCAAACATACATCCTGATTTTGGTATTGCACCATTAGTACCAAATTATTTTAATTATTCAAAGTCATGCATTAAATATCAAGAATATTGTGCAGTTGGGGCAGTAGGTATAGGTACATATTTTACAAATAACAGACCATCACCATATGATGTATGTCAAGTAAAAGTACCAGACATAATAACTGTACCACAAATTGATGAATTATTTAATAAATTATGTGAACCAGAAAAATATAATGAGATTGTTTTAAATCAATATAAACAGATGATGGATAGTCATTGGTACACAGAATCTCCAGGTTATGTGAACATGCTTATGAAAATATTTTAAAAAAATATTGACAAATCAATGAGAATTTATCATATTCTATTCATCTTGATTGACAATGTGTAACTTTTTACAGTACCTTAAAAAAGTTACAGTACCTTAAAAAGTGAGATATTTATAAAATGAAGAAAATACCATTAAATGCAAAAATATTAAATATTACACATGTCGATCTTGATGGTTGTGGCAGTAGTATCGTGTTGGGCAATGTATTTAAAAACATGACATATATATTTTCATCATTTTATAATATTGATGAAAAATTAGAAATTATTAATTATGATGATTATGATTATGTGTTATTAACAGACATTCATCCAACAGAAGAAAGATATCTTAAAATTTCTGATAAAATAATTATGATTGATCATCATCCATCTGATTTTCATGATCCTAAAAATATGAGATATGTTATATCAGATAAAAATGTGTGCGCAACAGTATTAGTTAAATTTTTTGTTGAAAAAATGTATAATATTAAGTTGTCACACTTAGATAAATTAACAAAATTCATTAATGATTATGATATGTGGAATTTAAAGTATCCAGAAAGTAAAAAATTAAATGATTTAATGTTTTATAAATATAAACCATCAGAATTTAGAGATAAATTCATGGGTGGTCGTGTTGAATTCACAAATGAAGAAGTGGTATTTTTAAAAGACTTAGATGATAAATTTGAAAAAACATATGAAGATATGATAGTAATTGATTTTAATACAATCAATGCTTGTGTTGTTTTTGAATCTGATTTTATGAATGAAATTGCTGATAGATTAATTAAAAAGGAGAATTATGATTTAGTTGTTATTAAACATCCAAATAAGGGGAGATGTTCCCTTAGAAATGGTTCTGAAGAACTTAACATAGGTGAAGTACTTAATGACTTTGGTTGGGGTGGTGGACATCCCAAAAGTGCTGGTATTTTTGTTAAAAATGATTTAGAATTTAAAAATAAAATGGAAACATTAGAACGACATTTATTTTCAAATTATGAAATGATAAGAAAAAAATAAAAGGAAAACAATAATGGGATTTAGAAAAATTTATTATAATAAATTTAATAATTTTATTCATCTGTGGGAAACTATAGATGGAAAAAATAAAAAGATTGCAATAACACCAAATATTGAATATTACATCCCAGACAATACTGGAAAATCAGAAAAAAAAGACATTTGGGGAAATTCTGTTCGTTTACAAACTTCTAAAACAATAAAGGATATGAAGAATTTTGTAGAATTTTCAAAAATCAAAACTTGTGAGGTATCCATATCAGAAGATGTTAAATTTTTACAAAAAAGATATCTTAATGAACAATTAGATGTAAATATGGGTGATTTTCAAATTGCAACAATAGATATAGAGCTTAAATCTGGAAAAGTATTTCCACAAAACATTTCAGACATAGTACCATACGAAATTAATTTAATAAGTGTTCATTATTCAAAAAAAGATGAAGTTATAACATATGGCACACAAGAATACACTGGTAATAGTAAATCAGTAAAAGAATATCATTATTTACCAGATGAAAGATCGATGCTTGAAAAATTCATATTAGATTTTAGAAAAAAAAGTGTGGATATACTTACAGGATGGAATATAAAATTATTTGATATACCGTACATCATTAATCGTTGTAAAAAACTCAATATAATATTAACATTATCACCATTAAACATTTATAATGATATTAAAGTTAGAAATTTTGATAATAAAATAAATGCCTATGAAATTGCTGGAATATCAATTCTTGATGGATTAGAATCATATAAAAAATTCACATTTAAAAAACAAGTCAATTATAAATTAAATACTATAGGAATTGTTGAAACTGGACAAGGAAAACTTGAATTTGAAGGAAAAATAAATCAATTATATAAAACTGATTGGAATTTGTTTGTTGAATATAATATTCAAGATGTTTTATTAACAAAAGCTATTGAAGATAAAAAACAACTCATCCCTCTTATAGTTGGTTTTTGTTATGAAGCATTAATACCTTTTGAAAGAGTATATTCAACAATTGCATTAGTTACAGGATATTTTATTCATTATTTACATAAAAAAAACATTATGTTTCCTGATCCATTAGATACTCATAAAGAAGCATACCCTGGAGGTTATGTATATGCAAAACCAGGATTGTTTCAGTATTTATTATCATATGATGTTGAATCTGAATATCCACACATGATTATGATGTATAATATTTCACCAGAAACATTAGTATATAAACCAACAAACACAGAAGGTTTAATAAAAACACCAGCTTCTAAACTTTACGAATGTGAAACACCAAATGGACCATTTCAAATTTCAGGCATTTATTACCGTAAAGATAAAAAAGGCATTCTTCCAGAAATTGTTGAAAATATTTTTAATGAAAGAAAATACTTAAAGCAAAAATCAAGAGTTGCTGATGGCATTGAAAAAAAGCAAGATTTGAATGAAATATCAACAAACACATTTTTACCAATTGATTTTGTTGAACGTCTTGTAAATGAAATTAAAAATGAAGGATATTCAGCAACATATTATGAAAGTCAGCAGCAAATAAGAAAGAGAATCATTGTTTCTTTGTATGGTGTGTTAGGGAACCCACATTTTGCATTTTATAATTCTATAAATGCATCTGCTATTACAATTGGAGGAAGACATCTAATTAAATATCTTTCTAATGAAACAAATATGTACATGAAAAATAATTGGCATAATAGTGCTTGGAAATATTTTCCAGAAATATGTAAAAATAAAACATTAGAACAATTAAAAGACGATGTAGTCGTTACTGTGGATACAGATTCGTCATATATTTGTCTTGATGAAATAATAAAAGGATTTGGAATTAAATTTAAAGATAATGAACAGTTTAGACAATTTGCAAATATTTTTGATAAAAGAGTTTTAAAACCTTTTTTTAAAAATAAACTTGATAAATACGTTCAACAATTTGATGTACCTCAAATGATTAATTTTAAAAGAGAAAAAATCATTCTTAAAAAGTTAACTATTAAGAAAAAAAAATATGCAGATTTAGTACTTGATGATGAAGGAAAAACAAAATATAGTGATGGCACATTATATACAGATAAACCTAAATTATCTAAAACTGGAATTGAAACTGTAAGAACAACTACACCAGAATTTTGTAAAGAATATTTAGATAAATTGTTAAGAAATATAATGGAAAAAACTGATATAAATGAAGTCACTGAGATGTTGGGCAATATTTATGACGATTTCTTTGATGAAAAAATTGAAAGAATCTCAAAATGTTGTTCAGTCAGAAATTATAGTAAATATGAATTTGATATGGATTCATTTTTAGAAAATGAGAAAATAATTTATCCAAAATATTTACCACAACACGTTAAAGCATCAGTTAATTATAATTACTTGGTTGCTAAATATAATTTAAGTTTAGAAACTGTTGGTGATGGAACTGATATAAAAATGGTGTTTGTTCATCCTAATAATGAATTAGACACTGAAGTTATTGGGTATATTGGTGAATTTCCAAAAGAATTCAAACATATATTCAAAATCAATAAAGAAAAACAATGGGAAAAACAATTTGAAATTATATTACAACGATTTTACGATGTTGTTGGTTGGGGAAAAGTTAGTGTAGACACAATATGTTCAGATGGTTTTGTAAATTTTGTATAAGGAGAAAAAAATGGCGAGAAAGAGTATTTTTAGTTTAGCAAATAAAGATTCAAAAATTAAAGATATGATGGAAGATTGTTATCTTGATTTAGAAGAAGACACAACACCAGAATTTATTTCATCACAAGTTATGGCATTAAATTTATTATTTAGTGGAAAAATTAATGGTGGAATTCCAATTGGTAAAATGTCAATGATATCTGCTCCATCAATGTTGGGAAAAAGTTTAATTGGTTTATCATTTGTTCGTGAAGCTCAAAAAAAGGGAATGCAAGTCATTCTTATAGACACTGAACGAGCATTTAGCACAAAAACTGCAAAAATGTTTGATATTAATATGGATCATGATAAATTGTTTGTTTTTCAAGATAATAGTATTGAAAAATTAATAACATTCGTTCTTAACATCTTTGAAGGGATGACAAGAGAAGAACGTAAAAATACATTATGTGTAATGGACTCATGGGGAACTCTTATAACATCAAAAACCATTAAAGATGGTTTAGATGGTAGAGATGTCATGGATATGACTGATCCTAAGAAAAAGAATAAATTAGCAAATATCATCCTCAATACTAAAGGAACTTGGTTTATAATTAATCATGTTTATGATAATATTGGTGGTTTTGGTGAAATGCTTGCTATACCTGGTGGTAGAAAAATAATGTTTAACTGTGATTGTGTTGTTCTTGCAACATCAAGAGCAAAAGATAATAAAAATGCAGAAAAAGAACTTAAAGGTCACATCATATCTGCAAAAACTTATAAGTCAAGATATTCTAAAGAACAATCTAAGTTAAAATTTAAAATTAAACATAATGGTGGACTTGATGTTTTTTATGGTATTCTTGATGATGCTGTTGATGGTGGATATGTGATTGAGGGAAAAGTTGGAAAATCTAAAGGTTATTTTAGAGCACATATTAAAGATGATTTACCAAAAAAAGAAATTAACATTTATAATTCAGAATTCTGGCTACCTATATTTAATGATACAGATTTTAAAAAATATTTAGAAAATAAATATACATTTGATGTCGGGTCAGATATATTAAAACAAGAAAAAGACATTGACAAATTAATGAAGAAGAAATAGGAGATATTTGAATGTCAGAAGACATGAAATTTTATGAGGATTTGTTAATAAAATTTCTTTATATAAAAAAATCAGTGAGAGAAAAAATAATACCAATTCTCTCACCTGATATTTTTGATAGAGATGAAAATAAAGAAATTGTAAATCATATGCTTGCGTTTTTGGATAAATATGATAAATTTCCAAAAGCACATGAATCATTATTAAAATTAAAAGAAAAACATAGAACACATTTACGTGATGTTGTAATGATGATTGATTCTGATAAATATGATGATGATTTATTACTTGATGAATTGGAAATGTTAATTCGGGGAAAAATGATATCCAATGTGTGCTATAGTACTATATTATCTTTAGATGATGACGATGATGATAAAAAAGAAAAATTTGATGCACCAGATAAATTAAGAGAAGCTTTTGCATTCTCATTTGATCAAAAGATTGGTTTAGATTTATTTAATTCTGAAGATAGAATGTATGATTTTTTACATGAAAAAAAACATATAGTACCTACAAATATACAAAAATTTAATGAAGAAATAGATGGAGGTATACATAACAAATCATTAACTTTATTTTTAGCTGAAACAAATATGGGAAAATCTTTAGTTATGTCATCATTAGCTGTTGGTAATGTTTTAGCCAATAAAAATGTCTTATATATTTCATGTGAGTTGTCTGAAAATAAAACAGGTGAAAGAATGCTTGCAAATGTGTGGGACATACCTATGAATGATTTAAAAGCAATCCCTAAAAATAGATTTCATAGAAAATATGAAGAATTAAAAAATAATTTTCAAAAAAGAGTTGTTGTTAGAGAATATCCACCAAAAGCTATAAATGCCAATACTATAAGAAACCTTTTAAAGGAATTAGAATTAAAAAAATTTATACCAGATATAATTTATATTGATCAAATAGGAAATATGAATTCTAATTATCGAGTACGTGCAGATAGCACATACACTGAAATGGGTAGAGTTACTCAAGAAGTCCGTGGTGTCGCTATTGAATATGATAAACCTATTGTGTCTGCTATACAAACTAATAGATCTGGATTCGGTTCATCAGAAATTGATTTAACAAATACAGGAGATTCTCTTGGTTTTGTACAAACTGCTGATATCGTTGTTGCTATCACACAATCAGAAGAATTAAGAAATCAAGGAAAATTTATATGGTCAATATTAAAGAACAGATATGGTATTAATAAAACAAAAATTACTGTTAATGTTATTTTTGAAAAAATGAAAGTGTATGATGATGAAGATGCTATTACTGAAAAACAATATGGTGATGAAAAGTTACCTGAAACTACAAATGAAAAAAAAGAAAAAATAAAAAATGCGATGTCAATGATTGACAATATTGAAAATAAAGATTTCACTAAAAAAGAAAAAAAAATAATTGATTGGGAATAGGAGAGATACAATGTCTGAAAGAATGGATATGATACCAAAAGAATTACACATTTCTAAATCTGAAGATAACATGATTAATGATATTCAAAAAACACACTTTTTTCATGTATTAAAAGAAAATGGATTTGCATATGAAAGTTTAAAAGTGATATTTGAAAGTGAAATATACACTTATGATATTCAAAATGATTTAAATATACTTTAAAGAAAAATTAAAAAAACACACAATATGGATTTGTCAGATTCTGTTTTATTTCTTGAAGAATTTACTCGAATTAAAAAGATTTTATATTTTCTTGATGGTGAATCTAAATGGATAATTAAAAATGAATTGTCAGAAAAAAATAATATTGAACTTGAAACAAATGAAGTATATAAAATATTAAATTAAAAATTATGAATAATTCATCACTATTAATATATTCAATTTTAAAAAATTTAGAAAAATTAACATTTTCTGTTCTTAAAATTGGTAATAAACTTGAAAAAGAAAAAGAAAAAATAAAAAAAACCAATGAAGGAACATTATCATGGCTTAATAGTTCAAAAATGATCAATAAATATAATCAACAATTAATTGATAATATGAATATTAAAA